CAATGGTATCTTAACAAATGCAGTTAACTTCTCAGCTGGTACATTTGCTGGAACTGTAGTTAGCCCTAATATCTCAGATGTTATTAGAATTGCTATTGCGCAAATTCAAAACGCTAACTTTGAGCCTACACACGTTGTATTGAATCCTGAAGATGTCGCTGCAATGCAATTGACAAAAACATCGACTGGTGAATACACTTATCCTATGTTCTTAATGGATGTTAATAGAGTAGCTAACCTTATCGTTGTTTCAACAACTAATATGACGGCAGGTACTTTCTTAGTAGGTGATTTCTCTAAATCAAATGTGAGAATGCGTGAAGCAATGAACGTTCAAGTAGGTTATGTAAACGATGATTTCCAAAGAAATATGGTTACAATTCTTGCTGAAGCACGTTTAGTTCAGTATGTAAAAGCAAATGATTATCCAGCATTCGTTTCTGGAGATATCTCAACTGCAATTGCTGCTTTAGCTGTATAAAAAAATAACGGGGGTTGGGATTCTTAACCCCCCTTTTAAATTTGCACAATGGAAAAAAAGACTCGTAAAAAAAAGGATTTAAACGTTAAATTAAACGTTAACGATGCCGAATTGACAGTAAAAAGAGATATTCAAGGAACAGAAATAGACCTTGACACTCGCCTTGTTGATGTGCATATCGAGAAAGATGCTGATGGTGTTCACGCAACGATTGAAATTGATGACAAAGTGATTTATGAATTTGAAGGAAACGGACAATCTAAGCACTTGCCAAAGGGCGTATTATTCAAGATTAGCGGTGAAATGTTAAAGCATTTTCTAAAAAGAGGTTTCGGAAAACTTAAAAAATAAACAATGATTGTAAATATTTCTGATTTACTTGAAAGATTTACTAACAAAATTCTCGGACTTACTGATGAGAGTAAAATCAAACTTATTAAAGAACTCAAAGAAAAATACTATACTGAATCACTTCGATTATTACGAGGATATTGACGAATTACCGTTATCGAATTGGATAAAATGCACGTCAAACGAATTGAGTTATGTTAGGAAAGGAAAAGAAGGTAACGAAGAGAATGACAAAATAGCGTGGGAAAAGATTTACGATAGTTACATTGCTGAATATGGACTTTCAGAAGTGTACAAAAAGCTGCTAAATGCGATGAGAAAAAAAGCATTATTAGAAGTTGATTTTATAATAACGAGAGACCGTTTTAAATTGACAGAAATAGAAATGCAAATATCGAATTTAGATGCAATGATGATAAACAAAGGGAGTGGAATAACAATAGAACAATCATTAATTCACCTAAGTAAATGGTTAGGAAGTTGGATAAATGTTAAGACAATAACGACAAGAGAATATTTTAATTTAATGGAGGAATATGGCAAAGAAAATAAGCGCAAGTGATATATTCGCTGAAGAGGATATATTTTTAGGGATTCGTCAAAGTGCGGAAAAAACTATTTTATCGTTTCAAGAGATTGATGCGGAGGTTAAAAAACTTGCTGGAAACTTAAAAAAGGATTTGTCAACAGCTGATTTTGGTAACACAAAAGGTATTAATTCATTTGTAGCAGCAACGCAAAAGGCGAACGATGCAAAGACGAAATCAATACAGATTGATAAGGTACTTGCACAGGCTACAAAAGACGTTATCGCAGCTGATAAAGCACTTGTCGACATTGAAATTAAAAAGCAAAAGTTAGCTCAGGAGCAAATTAAGACGAACAACGCAATAACAAAAAGCGAAAACGATAAAGCCAAAGCAAATGAAAAGGCAGCAAAAGCCGCAATTAATGAAGCGAGTGCTTATAAACAACTTGAAGCAAGTACAAGAGCCATTAAAACTGAAGCAAAGGATTTACTTGCTCAAATGTCAGCACTTGAAAAGTCAGGACAAAAAGGAACGGCTGCATACGCAACACTTGAAACACAATTTAAAGAGGTTTCAGCAGCGGTTAATATTGCAGATGCTGAATTAAAGCAAATTGATAAAACAGTAGGTGATAATTTCAGAAATGTAGGTAATTACGAAGTAGCTACAAAAGGCCTTAAACAACAGTTACGTGAAATGACTGTGGCTCTTCAAAATATGGAGTCAACAGACCCGAGATTCAAGCAAATGACAATTGATGCTGGTAAACTTAAAGACCAAATTCAAGATACAAACGCTGTTATAAAATCCACCGCTGGTAGTGCTGTTGAAAATTTAGGAAACGGTATTGCAAAAGCTGGAAAAGTTGGTATTGATGCGTTTGCTGGAATGACTGGTGCGATGGGATTGTTTGGTATTGAATCGGAAGGTGCAATGCAAGCAATGTTAAAACTTCAACAACTTGCTGCAATGTCAGAAGCATTACAAAGTTTAGGTCAACTTGGAGACACTATGACAGAGGTTAGAGCTTCATTTGTGGCTGCTGCTTCAAAGTTAGGACTATTCACAACGGCAAAGGTTGTCGATACAACGGTAACAAACACGCAAACGGTAGCTACTGAAACCGCAACGGTGGCGACAAGTGGACTTGGAAAAGCAATGAAAGCACTTCCAATAGTAGCAATTATCGCTGGTATAGCAGCACTTGCATACGGTATTTATTCACTTGTAACAAGTAACACTAAAGCAGAGGAGGCTATTAAAAAGCGTGAACAAGCTGAGAAATTAGCAAATGAAGAATCTAAAAGAGCACGTGAATTTGTGGCAAAAGAATCTGTTGAATTTGTAAGCCTTATTTACCAATTAAAACAAACGAATGTAAATAGTAAAGAAAGGGTAGGTTTAATTAAACAAATAAATTCAGAATACGGAACTACTTTAAAAAATATTAGTGATGAAACAGCTTTCCAATCAGCATTAAATACAGCCGTTCAAGATTATATTAAATTCCAAAAGGATAAATATAAGTTACAAAAATTCAAAACCGCAGAAGAAATTAATTTAAAAGTTCAAGACGAATTACAAACTAAGTTAAAAGATTTACAAAAAAGAACATTTAACGAACGTATTATTTTACAAGAAAAGTATAATTCATTAATTGCGGCAGGTGTTTCTCAGCCAGTAGCAATGGAGAAATCAGGACTTCAAAAGTTTGATGATGAAATGAAAGCCGTTACTTTGGCTTTAAAAGAGGCTGATGACAGAATGAGATATTATACTAAACAACAATTTATTTTAGGTGAACAAACAAAAAACAAATATGTTCCAGCTGTCGCAAGTAGTTCAAAAGCAATTAGTGATACTTCAGATGCTCAAAAAGAATTAAATAAAACTATTGAAGACGAAATTGCCTTACAAGAGTTAAGAGCAGAGCAAGAGTATGCAAGAAAAGTAAGCGAAAAAGAAATATTAGATAATATTGATTTAGAAGAGGAAAAAAACGCAGCAGCTTTAAAATTACAAGAAGAAATAATAGATGAAAACCGACAAGAATATAATTTAGCACAAAAACGAGCAAAAGAAGAGGCGGAGTTAGCAGCCAAAACAGAAAAAGATTTAAAGATTAAAAATGATTTGACAAAAGCAGCAGCAGACTTTTTTATATTACAATCAAACCGTAAAATCGAACAAATTGATAAGGAGATAGCAGCAGCAAATACGCAATATACAACACTTCAAACGCTCGCAGCAAACGGTAATATCAACGCTAAAGAAAGTCTCGCAGAACAGCAGAAAATCATAAATGAAGCGAACGCACAAAAGGAACGTGAACTTAAAAAACAACAAAGAATTAAGTTAGCAGAAAGCGTTTATTCGACTTATAATGCAAAGATTGCTGGTGGTAGTGAACATCCTTTATTAGATACTATAAAAGATACTATGTTATTGCAGCAGTTTATCGCAAGTTTACCTACGTTTCACGATGGTACGGAGGATACAGGCAAAAATGGCAACGGTGTTGACGGTAAGGGCGGTTTTCACGCTATTTTACATCCGAACGAAAGAGTAGTCCCTAAAAGTTTAAACGAAAAAATAGGTAGTTTATCAAATGAAGCACTTGCGAAGATGGCAAATGAATATCAAAACGGTAAAATAATACGCTCAAATAGTCAGATGGGTAGTTCGTTTGATACTGCAATACTTGTTAATAAAATGGATGAGTTGACAAATGCTATTAAATCGAAGCCTGAAACGAATATTGAAATAGGTGAAATAACTCAGTCGGTTATGGAAATCGTAAAGAGTACAAAACAAGGGAATACAACAACTTATAACCGTTATAAAGTTAGACGATGAGACATTTTTTAAATGAGATTGAAATAACGCCTCGCAACCGTGAAGAAATCGGAGTAATTTCCGACTTTACTGACAACCCCGAAGTGTTAAAAATCAATGTAGACACTATTATTTTGCCACGTGAAGCGTATGACATTGTAAAAGAACATATCTTAAATATGGGTTTATTTGAGGGTATTCCTTATCGTGTTCAGATGGCAAATGGTATTAGTTTAAATTATTATGTAGATTTGACAAGTGCGCCAATTTTCCGCAGTTACGAATGTGAACTAAAGATATTACGTAGACAATCAGCGGATAAGTTTTTCGAAGATGCAAACGGTACTTCTTTTGAGTTGATGTTAAAAAAAGGTGTTGATTTTCCGAGATTTCAAGTGCCATATTTAGTGATAAAAGATAACCAAGCGGAACTTGCAATATCCTTAGCGTTAGGGCTATATTCAATGACAGATGCGCTTATTTCTGCTTTTAAAGACTTAGCGACAACTGTATCTGAGGGCGTTCAGGCAAGCACGCCATCTGTTGGTGCAACTGGTCCCGTAATAGGATTAGGCGACATTATAGCATATGTACTTAATATCTTAGCACAAGTTATTTATATTGCTGGCTTACTTATTGCCATTACGAACTTAGGGCTTCAATTATTTAACCTTATTTTCCCTAAAATGCGCTATTTAGGAGCTTGTAAAGTTAAAGATTTAATAGAAAAAGGTTGTGAATATTTAGGTTTTACGTTGGATTCGACATTGCTTTCATCAACAAGCTATACTGTCGTTCCCGTTCCGTTAATAAGAGGGCGTAAAGGTATATTCAAGTTCGTTTCAGATGATTTAATTGCTCCATTTAACAAAGGCGTTCCGAGTTCAAGTGATACTGTAAGCACTTTAGGCAGTTTAATAACGGCTGTTGAAACGACATTTAACGCACGTACTAAAGTTGTTGATGGTGTTGTTCAAATCGAACGTAGAGACTTTTGGGAAGATACCACTTCAATGAATGTTTTACCGGCAATGGTTATACAAGCAGACCGCCAGGACGAGTTTACGTATAATGCTGAAGACGTTTGGAAAAGATATTACATTCATTATTCTTTGGATTCAATGGATTTAAACACAATGGATGAATTGTATGATATTCACGATGCAGAATATTCAACCGAGCCTGTGAACGTTATAAATAGCGATTTGGTAACGATTAAAGGACTTCAAGACGTTGCCCCTCCATTCTCATTAGCTCAAAGAAAAGATTCGTTAAACTGGCTCGAAAAGCAAGCAAAAAAACTATTTGAATTAATAGATGAAGTAAGCGGAATATTTGGCGGTGGAACGAATTTAGCAGCGAAAATTGATGCACGTGTTGGTGTTATGGTTATTAGTCAAAACTTCTTTTCGGTAACTAAATTACTCTATACGGTTGCAGGAAAACAGCCAGCAAATTTCAAGAATTTTGTAAGCGCAAAAGCGTTGTGGGATAAATACC